ACCGGCGTGTTTTGCTCGTTGGGGACCCGGAGGCCCGTCATCGCGGATAGATGGGCTTGCGAAGCCGCCACCTGTGCTGTTACTTCCGCCGATTCTCCCAATGTCTGAATAAAAGTTAGGATTTTTAGCTAAATTAGCATCTCTAGCTTTCAGACCTCCTGCTTTGGTTCCTGCCATCTTTTAACCTCCAAATTCTTACGAATCGACCATTCATAATCGGTCGTTTACTTTTTCGCCAGCCAACAGGCTGGAAATCATTGTTGAATACTTTTCCTGTTGTATTCCTATGAATATACTCGGGGCGAGGACAAACCTTTAGAACATCTTCTATGGTGATCAAGGTTCGTTCTTCTAGTAATTCTTTAGCAGCCAATCGTGCACTTTCTAGCCACACCTCTCGCTCTTTTTTGAACAAATCTTTGACGGTTACCATATGTTTTTATCCTCTGTGATAAAACCGTCTAAAGTTGTTATTTTACGGATAGTTCCGCCAAACTTTTTTCTAAAAGCTCTAGCCTCTTTTCTTGTCGTAAAGTTTCTGCTTAACTTTTCACTTTTGACGATATACGTCACGCAGTTGTTTACGTCTCTTAATCTCTTTGAAGCCACTCTCTTCCCCCCGATTCAATCTTCGTGAGATTACTAAATTATTATCTATAAATGTCCACTTAAACTTTTTCATGAACCTGATATCTGGGTCTGTTATTTTTAAGACAAACCCATTGTCAGTTTCTAACAAGTAGACTTTCTTTCGTCTTGTCATTTAGCCTCCTAAAAAGGGATTTCGCTCAGATCTACCTCTTCTGGGATATCCTCAACAACTTCGTCAGTTTTATTTTTTAGCTTTGGCTCGTATGACCAGATATTACGCTCATATCGGTGTTTCTCATCGCCGTTATTATCTGTATAAGTTTCCTCAGTTTTTTCGACTGTATACCAGCAAGATTTACCTGGTAACTTCTGAACAAGCTGAGACATTTCATACAGACTTTTCATATTCTTGAAAAAGTCGCGATCTTTCTGCTTCTGGTCATCATCTTTGGCGTTGTGCACAAAAATCTTGCGGATTTTATCAACAGAAAAAGGCGTTGCTGCACCGGTAAACCATAATCGTGCGCTGCCTTGTTCGCCGTTTACGCCTTGAACTTTCACGTTCAAAAATACTTTATCATTTGCATTTTTTTCAAAAGTAGCCTTGGTGATTGTTACAGCGTGAACGCCCTCAGTAAAATATGTTGATTCTTTCAAATCTTCCTCGCTTAATGTCATATTCTTCAATTCTTCGTCCGTCATACCCCTTATCCTTTCTTTAGAACATTAATTTTTGGACTTCTTCTTCGACCAGCTCAAGAGTAGTGTTTTGCACTCTACCTGTCATTTCAATTGCTTCTTGATAGTCTTCCCGCTTTAACTCAAAAATCTGTAACCCTAGTTCTGGATTTGTGAATACGTCCGAATAAATACAGAAATAAAGTGTCCGCAGGTTTTCATTCACCAAAAAATACTGAATAATCTGAGCTTCGTAATCAAGCGGTGGACGCTTTTCATAAAAAGCCCTTACGACTTTCCAACTATCCAAGCATTTGATCTCGACCGCCTCAAAAACGTCACCTGTCTCATCGACGATCTCACCATCAGGCGAGCAGATCATGTACTCATTCACATCAGATTGCCAAACCCTACCAGGGATAATCTGCTTGCCGAGCTTTTCAGAAATCAGCTCTCTAGCCTCATCTTCTAGGATTTGACCTCTCAGCATAGCTGAATAAGTAACTCCTTCTGGTATTCTGTCTGCATAGTCATTCGGGTTAATTGGCTTGGCTATTCGTTGAGCAATCAATTTATAGATAGAGTCATTGAGCTGAACATTCGCATACAGTTCATTCAATTCATCTTCTGTCATCATTGCTCGGATATTATCCATTGTCAGATTTTTCGGGAACTCATAGCCTTTGCTCTGAGCGAATTCAACCAGCTCAGCTTTTGGTATATATCTAACCGATGAGTAATCTTTAGCTGATGAGCCAGATATCCTGCCTTCGTGAAAATCGAGCCATTCTTGAGTTCTTTGTTCAAGGTCTAGGATTTTCATTTATCACCTCCTAGTTTTGCCTTTATCTCATCCTTAACGCCGACAAGTTCACGTGATAGCTTTGGATTGGCTCTGAGAATCTCAATATATTTCTCTTTCAATTCACCTAGTGTTTTACAAGCTCGTAAGGCTGTTTCAGCAGCTTCTAGGTCGGCAGACTCTTTATCAGTCCTTTCTTTGAGCTTGCGTTCAAGGTTGCCGTCATCGTCAGTATCGACGAGTAAATCAAGCATCGCTATATACGAATACCGCTTCATATACGTAATACCTGATCCTTGTGTCTGCGGATTGTTAGGCGCACTTTCAACTGGCGCAATATCTTCAAGCATCTCGCCGCTTTCAAGATGAATAAGCTTTGTCTTAATAGCCGTTTTAGTATCGATATGGCTGACTGTTTGTTTAACCATTAAGCCGCATTTCTCTAAATCTTCTCGTGTCTCGCTAACTACAACATTATAGTCTGCGTACTTGCTTTTGAAGTATGGGTTTTCTTTTGATGCTTTCACGAGCGGTGTTATTTTGCGAAATTCTTGCAAGGCTTTGTACAGTCCACTCATCTACGCCTCCTTTCTATAAAAATCTTAAATATCTTTTATTCGTGTAAACTGACCACGCTTTATATCCCTGGGATTTCCAAACTCTATAAGCACAGTTAATGTTCACTTCTGGGTTGTGCGAATCACAGGCTTCTCGGCCAGGCAAGATCCTCACCTGGAATAAAGAAACCGAATAGCCATACGTTCGGCCATTTTGTGTAAATGTCAGGCTTGTGTCGCCTGTAGCATTTTCGTTGCACGAACTCTCAGCTTGCATAATAGCCTTCATGATTCGCACGTCCCAATCGTATTTCTCAAGTAAAGGTTGAAACCTTTCGCAGCCGCCTACACGCACTGCTTCCACAGCAGGTTTTTGAGGTGTAGGCGAGGCTTCAACCTTTGGCGCGGCTGTTTCCTTGAGCGATGACTGCCGCTTCGTCATCGCTACTGTTTTGACACTTCGACTTTCACGTTCTTGACGATAGTGGCCGCCTCAGACTTCACTTGCTCGGTTTGAGACTTCTGATACTTCATACCGCCAACAAAGGCGATGATCGCTGTGATCAAGATAGTGATTACGATAGTTTTGATAGTTTCAATGTTGAGTTTTTTCATTTTTTCTCCTTTTTATTTTCTTTATTTAAGCCAAGCATAATTCGCGTAGCTCTTCTCTGGCGTAGAAATCTACTACTTCATCCTCGATTCCATCACAATCAGGATTCGGACAATAGAATTCAGGTTCACCCTGACAGCTGCACCATTCGGCTTGTTTGCCAGAACAGCAAGGCTGAATTACTTGTAGATTGTCATGGTTGCAATACCACTCTTTATCAAAGAAATCAAAACGATAACTCGCTCTGATTTGCTTTATGCAAATTCTCATATTTACTCACAATCTGCCATTTGATATAATGGCTTTGGTGACCGCTCTTTTGAGCGGTTTTTGCCTTTTACTGCCCACTTAAGGTGTGGGAGACCTTTAGCGAGCAGTGCTGAGCGTTCGAGCTCAACAAAAACCTAAAAGGGTAAGGATCACAAAAATGGTAATACTCGAACGCCAGCTAAATTGAATAAAGTACTAGCGATTATAAAAACCGCTCAGCACTGCTCGCTCATAAAGCCAAATTGTTAAAATACCAACTTCTATTCGTATTACGCCTGGATCGTGAATAATCTGTCACGCTAAATTCTTATTTCGCCGTACATTCACTTTTGATGCCGCTTACGCAATCGTAATAGCACAGTTTGTTAATTCTGCATGAGGCTATCAGATAGGTAATTGATAACCTCGTGAAAATTAAAAAACACCACAGATGTGGTGTAGATAAAAAAAGAACCGCCATAAAGGCGGGTAGTTTACAAAACCGTTGCTCTAGCCAGCTGAGCTAAAGCGGCACTGCTGTGATTATAGCAAAAAAAAATAGGTTAAGCAACTACATTACCAACTTTTTGGGCTGTTTTGGCTGACGGCGCTGACGCGGTACGGTGCCGTGACTGTCAGGGACTAACATGGCAGCAGCTTTTTTGCGTAGGCCAGAGGCCAGCTCTGCTTGCCCGTTGTTGTCATACGCTTCAGCCAGGACGGTGAGCGTCTGTGGAATTGGGTCAAGTTCGACTGCTTTTTCTAGTGCAGCAATCATCTTTTTGCCGTTACCCATCTTTTCTTGGACCTTGGCGTAGGCGATGTAGCGCGCTGCCAAATCGTCTTCCATCTCGAGGGCTTGCTCAAAGGCTAGTGCTGCTTTAGGATAGTTCTTCGTTTCGTAATAAATCAGACCAACATTATGCAAGCTGGAAGCGCTTGGTTCTAAACTCTGGGCAATCTCAAAACACTCAATGGCGTCTTTGTAGGCCTGCTGCTTGGCGTACAAAATACCCAAGCGGTTGTACGCAGTGGCGTTCTTTTCGTCGACACGCAAAATCGTCAACAGCGCCTTCTCTGCCCTGAGATATTTGTTGTCGCGGATGGATTCTTGCGCAATGGCCCACAATTGATCGAGTTTTTCAGAAATCTTGGCTGGAAAATCTGCAGAATTTTCTTCGGAAGGTTTGTAGGTGATTGCCCAAATGATAATTGCTAAAATGAATATCAAACTTAACATATCTGCTTAATTATAGCACAATTTTCAATAAAGCGAGGCGCGTATTGCCATTTGCTAGGAGAGACTTCTCTGCTTGTAGTACTTTTTGGAGTAATTGATGCATGGCTGGCGGCTGGGTGGCGTGTTTTAGCTGGAAATGGATGAAGCGTAGGAGAATGTCGATAAGCTGCAGGGCGCTTGCTCGGTCGGTGTAGCGCAGGGCGCATTTCAGGGACGCGTAGGAGCTGGGATGCTCCAAAATGTGCTTGGCATCAGCGGCGATGGCTTGGCGTTCTGCCAGCTTCGTGGCGTCGTGGCTCAGCTCGGTGATGAGGAGCGGCAATCCAGCGGCGAGAAATGCTATTTGGCGCTTTTCTTGAGGCGTTAGGTTGGTATTCTCTAACATTTTAGCGTCTTGGCTGGTGGTGGTGCGATGAAGTGTGAGTTGTTGGCAACGGGATTGGATGGTTGAGAGGAGGTCTGTGCTGGTCTCGGCGATCAAGAGAAAATGAGTGTTAGGATTTGGCTCTTCGAGTGTTTTGAGCAATGCGTTTTGTGCGGACTCGGTCATGACGTTGGCTGGATTGATGATGACGACGCGGCGGACAGAGCTGTAGGTGCGTAGCATGGCCGTTAGGTCGCGGATTTGTTCGGTCGAGATGGTGTTCTTCTGCGGGAGCGGACTGACGGTCAGGACGTCTGATCGGCAGTGATGTGCCAGGTGGCGGGCTACCCCTGCTCCGTCTAGGCCGGATTCGGCAATAATCATCAATGATTGCGGCAAGCGGTTTGCTAATTGCTCTACCGCGGCTTGGTCGGTAGTGGAGATGAGAGGCGTCTGGCTCATTGGTCGCTCGGTTCTTCTATGTCGTTGGTGCACTCAGGAAATAGTTCAGTGAATACGCTGGGGATGGCTGCCTCAAAGATTCTTCGCTCACCAGACGGCAGCGTGATTTCCAGTTGGTGGGCGTGGAGCATCAGACGGCTGGCGTTTGGCTTGCCGTAAACGCGGTCGCCGAGAATTGGCGTGTTTAGGTGTGCCATATGGACGCGGAGTTGGTGGGTGCGGCCGGTGGTAGGTTTCAGTTCAATGAGCGC